GGGTTAGGCGAGACCCCCAGAACATCTCCCCCGTCCCCCTGAGCAGTTCCAGGGGGTCATTGTTTGCCAGTGACGACAGCGACACCCGGGTTGTTGCCGAACGAGCCTATGAGGCTTACGGGGCTGTCGGTACGCTGTTTGCCATTGTCAGCCAAATCGGAAATGCGTTTGCGTCGGCTGACTGGCACCTGTACCGGCGTACGTCAACGCGGGACAAGAAACGGCGCACTGAGGTGCTGGGCCACGGGTTCATGACCGTGTGGGACAGGCCGAATGAGCACTACACGGGACGCCTGTTCCGTGAGACCGTCCAGCAGCATTTGGATTTGGTCGGTGAAGGCGTAATCGTGCTCTACCGCGTAGGTGGGCTGGTCCTGGAAATGTGGCCTGTCCGCCCGGACCGGATTCACCCAGTGAAGCACCCCACCAAGTTCCTGACGGGATATGTGTATGTCGGTCCGGATAACGAGGAAGTCCCGCTTGAGCTTGAGGATGTCATTCACATCAAGTACCCGAATCCGGCTGATCCATACCGTGGCATGGGTCCTGTTCAGACCGTACTGAATGACATTGACGCGTCTCGGTACTCCGCCGCGTGGAACCGGAATTTCTTCATCAATGGCGCGCGCCCTGGGGGTGTCATTGAAGTTGATTACCGGATGAGCGACAACGAGTTTCGACAGTTCGTCAAGCGGTGGAGGCAGCAACACCAAGGAGTCGCGAACGCTCACCGCGTCGCCATCCTGGAAAATGCACACTGGAAAGACACGAATTTCAGCATGACGGATATGCAATTCGTTGAGTTGCGTAACCTGCCGCGTGAGCTGATCCGTGAAGCTTTCGCCTTCCCCAAGCCGATGTTGGGAACCGTGGATGATGTCAACCGTGCGAACGCAGAAGCCGGTAAAGAGATCATGGCGGAAGGCCAGACGATCCCGCGTCTCAAGCGCTGGAAAGACATTGTTGACTTCAAGCTCTTGCCGAATTTCGCGAACGGCAAGACGCTCGAATTGGATTTCGATGACCCCACCCCGATCAACCATGAAGCCGTTGACCGGGAGAGGAATTCTCAATCCGCAAGCGCTCGCAATCTCGTTCTAGCGGGCTATCACCCTGAGGACGTGGCGGAAGCTATGGGGCTTCCTGCAATGCGTTGGGTGGGTATCCCGTCACCCGCCCAGGCAGCACCCGCAGAGGAGGACACCACGGAAGCAATGGACCGCATGTACTCGAACTAGTTAGGGAGGAGGAAGCTAAGAATGGATTACAACCGGATTCAGGGAGTTATCGCACGGGAAAAGGCGCGGTTCATTGCGCAGATCCGAGCGAGTAACGCAACGCTGGCAAACACGCTTGAGAACCTGTCTCTGCCGTGGTGGCACATCAACAACACGGCGGACGAGGACACCACTGACGTTGCTATCTACGAAGCAATTGGCGGCTGGTGGGGCATGTTGGCGTCCGAATTCATCGCTGAAATCAACAAGATCACGACGTCCAACATTCGAGTTCGAATCAATTCCCCGGGCGGGAGTGTTTTCGATTCGATTGCAATCTACAACGCATTGGTGGCGCATCCCGCGAACATCATTGCGCACGTGGATTCTCTCGCTGCCAGCGGCGCAAGCATCATCGCCATGTCGGGAGACAAGCGCGTGATGGGCGTCGGTTCCCAGATGATGATTCACGATGCCGCTGGTGTCGAAATCGGCAACGCGGCTGTCATGCGGGAAATGGCTGACTTCCTGGACAAGCAATCGGACAACATCGCAACGATTTACGCGGCGCACGCTGGTGGTACCGCTGAAGACTGGCGCGCAATGATGTTGGCCGAAACCTGGTTCATGGCACAGGAAGCTGTGGACGCGGGTCTTGCCGATGAGGTCTACGTCAAGCCCGAGAAGACCGCAGAAAAGGCCCCTGAGAAGCCCGCTGAGGAGGGAGACGACGGGGACGAGGGTGATGGAGGCATGGAAGAGGAGATGATGCCTGAGGAGGACAAGGTTGAAGACCTCCTCAAGAAAACTCATTCCCTCGCTGCCTTCAATTACAACTACATGGGCCGCAGACACCGCCCCGCACCAACCGCATTGAACGCCGACGATTTCGACGTGGATGCTATTTGCGCCGCGTTCGAAAAGGTTCTCTGAGAGGAAATTCCCCGATGGCAAAGGTTATTGCAGCGGCGGCTACTTCGGATGAACTCCGGGAGATGCTGACCAACCGCTCTGTGATGAAGGAACTTCTTGCGGACCCTGAGGCGTTCGCGGATTACGTTGAGCGGAGCATCAACGCTCGGATGAAGAGTGACCCGGGTATTGCTGCCCAGGTGCACGAACAGACTGAGGCGTTCATGATCAACTTCCTCAAGGAGAACGGGCAAAAGACGACGGAATTGGAAAACATTTCCCGTCGTCTGAACCTGGACAACCCGAACGCCCGTGTGCGTGTTCGTCCGAACACCATCTACAACAAGCACGCGTTGGGTGCCAAGCACGACAAGGCTTTCGACAGCCTGTCGAACTTCCTCTACTCCGTTTCGGACCACTCGCACAAGGATGCGGAACTCTCCAAGGTTCTGCACGAACTGTCGAATGACCTGAGCAGTGCCAAGCCCGCGGACGGTGGTTTCCTCATTCCGGAAATGCTCCGTGCTGAGGTGCTGCGTCTGGCGCTGGAAAAGGCAATCGTCCGGTCACGTGCCCGTGTCATTCCGATGGACAGCCTCACGGTTGTTCTTCCGGCTGTCGACAGCACGTCGAACGTGTCCAGCGTCTTCGGTGGTATCACCGGTTTCTGGACGGAAGAGGGTGCGACCCTCACCGGTTCTCAGCCCAAGTTCACGCGGGTGAAGCTTGAGGCTCACAAGCTCGTTCTCTACACCGAAATGCCGAACGAACTCATTCGGGACTCTCGTCCCGCAATGGACGCGTTCGTTGGTGACATCTTCCCTGAGGGCCTTGCCTGGTTCGAGGATGTTGCATTCTTCGTCGGTGGCGGAGTGGGTGAGCCCCTGGGCTTCCTGAACGCCCCGGCTGCTGTCAGCGTCACGCGTTCCACCACGGTTGCCGGAAACAACGTGGAATGGGTTGACGTCGTCAACATGTATGCGCGGATGCTTCCGCAGTCCCTTGACCGGGCTGTGTGGGTCATTTCGCCGGATGTCCTTCCGTCGCTGCTGACCATGACGCTTCCGGGCAACGTCCCGCCCGTGATCATGGGTGGTGGTTCGTTCGCGTCTGGTTCCGACCGTCCGGCAATGTCCATGCTGGGCCTGCCGATTGTCGTTTCGGAAAAGGCTCGCACGGTCGGTACCGCTGGTGACATCAACCTGGTTGATTTCGGTTTCTACCTCATCGGTGACCGTCAAGCGATGTCCGCGCGGCAGTCGGAAGACTTCAAGTTCAACGAGGACGCAACCGCGTTCCGTGTGATCGAGCGCGTTGACGGCCGTCCGTGGCTCAAGAGCGCCATCACGCCGCAGAACAACGGTTCGACGCTTTCCCCGTTCGTCAAGCTGACCACCGCTCCGTGATCCTGAATTCCTAGAAGGGGAATGAGTTTCAATGCGTCAACTCGGACTGAATATCGATCTTGCGGTTGGCATCAACCCGGTTGCTGACCTTGCAGCCGGGGCCAACACGGGTAAGCGCGTGCACATGCGCAATTACCAGTCGTTCGGCTGCCTGTTCTTCAAGAACGCGGCAAGCGCGGGCACGGACACGGTCACGCTGACCTTGCAGGAACACAACGCGAACACGGGTGGTACTTCCCAGAACCTGGCAGCAATCACGGACTGGTACTACAAGTCCACTGCCGCCGCTCTGGCCGGTACGGAAGCGTGGACGGAAGTCACCCAGGCAGCAGCGGCAACGCTCGCTCTGGCGAACACGGGGGCTGTTCCTGCGGCCAACCAGGCAATGGTTTTTTTCGAGATCGACGCGAATTCCCTCAGCGCCGGTTTCGAATGGCTTTCGGTGAACATCGCTGACCCGGGTTCGGGTGGAACCATCCTGGGTGGTGTGTTCTACGTCCTGGGTGACCTCAAGATTCAGGCCAACCCGGCTGCTCTGGCACAGCCCAACGCCTAGGAGAATTCCAATGGCCAAGGCAGGAAAGCACACGGGGGCATCCTTCACGGAGGATGAACTCAATGATCCCGATCCGTCTGACCAGGTGATCAAGATCAGGCGGGAAATGCTGGGAGGTGATCCGTCATCAGCTGGCAACAACTCGCCGCAATCTGGGCAGAAAGTGAATCCACAAGAGCAGCCCAGCAAGGACAACCCCCAAGAGCCTGCCCCAACGACGGACAGCCCCTCAAAGCCGTTGAAGGAAACCCCGGAGTCCTCCGATGTGAGTTCGACGGGTGGCAGTACCCCCGAGACGGGGAAGGCATCAAGTAGGCGCAAGAAGCCCGCTACGGGGGCGCGAAAGGCCGCTGAGGAGGACAACCCCAAGGCGGCACGGGTCCGGTCCACGGACGAAGACGATTTCGACGATTTCGAATAGCGGTTGAGGAGGGGAATCACTTCCCCGGTTCCCCTCCTTGTCCGTCCCTGCAACTAGATTGGTCGGGCCGTTGAGTGAACAGGATGAGACCAGAGCGAAGAATTGCAATTGCCAAAGACCTGATCCTATTTCTAGGAGGTCTCGCAGGGATCGGATACCAGCAAGTCACCGGCGACGTGAACACCGTACTACTCGTCATCTTCACAGCTATGACGGGAGTACCGGGGTTGACCAACTTGATTTCGCTCTTGCGTGGTACACCTATCGAGTTGGAACAACCTTCCTCTCGCTCGGAGTCTTCGGATTCCAGCTCATCCGCATGACATTGGGGAAGGTGCCATGATTCAGCCAAAGAAATACATACTGCCTCCCCGGACGGTTTTGTATTTGTTGCTAACTACATTCGTTTGCTCGCTGGCAGTGGCCGTGATTTCCATTTGGTGGGCTAGCCGGGTAGATGAAATGAGTAACCAACGCTGGTGTGGAATGGTGGTCACCCTCGACAACACATACCGGGATAAGCCACCGAACTCAGACCTAGGACGCCAACTAGCGGAAGAGTTCAAGAAGCTCAGGCACGATTTTGGTTGTAACAACTAAATAGCCACTGATGTAGTTCCGTAGAAAGCAACCGGGAGTCAGGACATGGGCATTTGGTACACCACCAGGGAGAGTATCTGGGACTCCTTGGAGGTCACTGAGACTGCGCGTGCGCGTCGTTTGGTGGACAGCAAGATTGCCGCCGCTTCACGCTCCATTGAGGGGCTGCTACGGCGACGGTTCTACCCCGAGACCCGCACGGTACGGATTGACTGGCCGAACCAGTCCTACGCACCCCCTTGGGAAATCGAGCTAGACGGCGACAACGAATTGATTGCTGTCAACTCGGTTACCTCAGGGGGTGATGTCATTTCAGTGAATGATCTCCTGTTGCGCCGGTACGACGATGTGTCAGAGCCCCCGTACAACCGGCTGCAAATCAACGTGTCGTCAAACGCCGCGTTCTCTGGTGGCGACACCTGGCAACAGGCTGTGGTGTTGAATGT